AGCCATATCGCTACTAAAGATACTATCGAGGGTGTCATCAACATCAACAAGAACACAGCTAGCGAATTGTCTAAGTGGCGTTCGCACTCCTGCCATGATGGGCGTGGGAATGTTGATTTTGTGTTTTGAGATTGCGTCGTAGTATCGTTTGACATACTCAAGTCTATCCTTTCTGTAATCTTGAAACAGGGTTGCTGAGATCATGATGTACATATATTGTGGCGTCTCATATACTTCGCCACTACTTCTATCTTGAACAAGATACTTATCAACAACTTGACGAAGACCAGCATACGTGAATAAAAAATCACGATCATGAATAATAAAACTATTGATCTTGTCCCACTCTTCCTTAGTATATTTACCAAGGATCTCTTTGTCATAGATGTTTTTAGTAGCACACTTGAAAGTATGATCTAGAACATGAGGATATCCGTTGACCCACTCAGAACCAAACACTTGTTTACGTAGACCAAACAATAGTAGACGTGCTGCCACATACTGATAGTTTGGATTTTCCAAGCTGATAAGATCACTAGCAGAACGAACTAGGATCTCTTGGATATCTTTAGTTTCAATTCCATCGAAGAACTGGAGACCAGAGTTCATTTCGACTTGAGAGGCACTCACACCGCTCCCTAACCCCTCGCAAGCTTCGTCTACCATCTTGTGGATCTTATCAAGGTTGAGGGGTTCTACAGACCCGTTACGCTTGCGAACTTTGATATTGTGCCCGTTTGTCATACTTTCTTCCAATCGTTTAGTTTGAGTGTTGCTTCTAGTCCTTTGTAAGTATTTGATCTTACGATGTCCTGAACGTCAAGTCCAGCAAGGACCATATCGTTTATATCTTTTTGTTGTATAGTCTTAGGCCAAATAACTATCTGATCTCCTCGGTCGATGACTTTGGAGATCCTGTTGATGATTTCTCTGTTACGTGGTTCATTATCAAAAACCCAAATATAATTGCTCCAACCAAACGTCCTAACATCAGCGTCGGACCCAGCCATAGCAACAGAGTTTTCCAAGAACGTGGCATCAAATGGTCCTTCTACAATATAAATTGGTTTGTCTTCTTTGATTTTATCCAATCCAAAGATCTTAGGTTGTTCCTCATCTAGCATGATCGTGATGTATCTTAGTTTTGCCGTAGGGGCGAGCGATCTGCCTTGATATCCGAAGAGGTTACCTTGTTTGTCTTTGAATGGAATAATAATACGTTCGCTATCTTGTTTGAGATTATCAAAGATCTTCTTTTGTGAATTAGTCCAAGCCTTGAACTTCGGACAATAGTAGAAGTAATCTAGATCTTTGATGCCTCGGTCTTCAAGATATTTTCTAGCTGGGTGAGAAATATTTAGGTCTGAAATTTTTTCAAGGTCGATTGATTTTTCACGTTTGCTAAAAAACTTTGGTTCCTGAAAATTGAAAGTAGGGTTTGGAACTGTAGTTCCTTTACCAGTCTTACCATCCTTGAATTTCTCCATCACGTATTGATCGTAAAGGAAAGTATCTTGATCTTTTAGGAAGTTAGATAAGGTACGACCTACCCCACAGTTGTGACATTTATATACAAAATCATTTTTGATTTTGAAAATATATCCTCTCGCCTTATTGCGTCTCTTTTGACTATCTCCACAGTAAGGGCACCTAAAATTATACAGGTCTGCCTTCTTGCGAGTAAAGAGAACTAGACGAGAGGATACTAGTTGAATATATTTTACATCAATAAAAGAACTCACTTAACACGTTCAACACTACCACCCATAGTAGCACCGCCGTTTCCAGTTGTCAAGATATTACCAAAGAATGTAGCTGAACCAATAACAACAGTAGCAGCAGTAGCGATGCCAATAGTTATCCAACGAAACTTTGAAAGTTCGTCAATTCTTTTTTCAAGTTTGTCTAGTTTGGTATTAATTCCTTTAATTAATTCTATGATTGCAGCATCTGCTTTATCAGATTGTTCTAATCTGTTTTCGTGACGCTCTAGTATAAGAGCAACACTCTGGTTACTCTCACTTATTTTGTCTACTGCTCTCTCAAGTTTGTCAAGCATCTCCTTGGAGAGATCTTCATATATTTGAAACTTGGTCTCTAGAACATTTACGCTGTTACCAAATCCAAACATCGTTACTCCTATCAGACGTTACGAACTGCAAAATTAAGTGCTGCTTGATAAGAAGCTGCGTTTTTGTTTAGCATGTATTGGAACTGTTGCTTATGCTCGTCATCAAGTTGAGCATAGCAAGCGGCAATACGCTTTGCTGAGAAGTTATCAAGGTTCTGTGAACTACCGTCGCTAAACTGAATTTTAGCAAATGAACCTTCACCACTTGGGTTCAATTCAGAAGTTGCTACATCGAGAGCAACTTGGATTACATCAGCATTTTCCATCATCATATTTCCTGTTGGTTCAAATGAATTTTTTTGTACTTGTACTTTTTTCTGTTGCTCGGATGCTTTCTTTTTGAAGTCAGATAGACGAGCTTTCATCAGAAAGTCCATTTCTTTAGTTTTGTTTTGCAGTTTAGTCTTAGCTTCTTCACGTTTTTTCTGAAGATCTTTTTGGCGACCGAGTTTTTTCTGTTGAGCGATCTGCTTTTGTGCCCTTTCAGTATCAGACACAATCGCCTCATCAATTTGTAATTCTACTTGTTCTTTCATTTTTCTGCGTTGGATACGGTTGAATAGGGCACGGGCGCCAGAAGTGCGACCGTCTACTTTATCTTTGTTTGCCTTCTTATATTTACGATTTTGTCTGGGATTGACTAAAACAAAGGCAGGTGGTAACTGGAGACTTGATCCATCACCAGCAACCATTTCATTCATACTAGATTCAAGCTCTTTAGACATTCCTTGTCAACATCCTCGTTTAGTGAAGGTGGTAATCTATTTAGAAACAACATGAATGCTCTAATTTGAGACCAGTAAGTTGCTTCTGTTTTATAAAAGAGCAGCGGTGTTGCTGCATCATCAAATACATTATACAATACAATCACATGATTTAGAATAAGATGGGTTTTCAATTCACCCGTCATTTCATATCTTTTTAGCAGTCTTTTGATATACTTGAAGCGTTTTAGGTCTTCTTCAAAATCTGTATAAGTTACTGATGACGGGTTATTATAATTTTGAATAGCAAAGAATATCCAATTCTCATGGGTCAATTCACTGAAGTTCATACATTATCAGGTGCCGAATGTGAGGGTAACTTCGTTAGAGATTACTTCAGTAGCACCAGCAGTTGAATTCAGTTTGACACGATACTCATGACCATTGGCAGAAGCAGTCTGTCCAGCGAGAACAAGTGAAGCACTTGTAGCACCAGAGACATTTGTAAATCTACCACCAGTAGTTGTTCTACGCTGCCACTGGAAGGTGACAGATCCAACAGTAGCTGCAGCAACCACGGTGAATGTAGCACCGCCAGAAGCAGTTGTCTGGTTTGTTGGTTGTGTAGTAATGGTGATTGTGGATGTTACGTCTGCTGCGATGGTGTCATCAGCTTGAGTTTCATTAGCGTTGGTATCAGCGTTACAGAGAGTAACTAGCTTTTCTACCTTGTGACGTGTCTTGCCATCGCAATCAGTATATGTAAAATATGACCACCAACCAGGACCGTCAATCCCTCGCTTTTTGTTTACAGCTAATTGTGTTTCTGTTTCGTCAACAAACACAATTGTTTTAGCTTGTGATGATGCTGCAACGCCACGTCCTGCTTTGGTAACGTTGGCATTACTATCTGTTCTTCCGTATAGAGGCATGGGTTTCCAGCAAATAACTATTTCCTAATTTTTATTTATAAAAAAGGGAGACCTCATTTAGAGTCTCCCTTGCGTAATACAATTTGTAAGAATTTAGTTATTAGATCTAACAACCCATTTTCCTCAAATCTCTTGGTCTTTGCCAACCACTCTGAAGCAGTCAACAAAAGACCAAAGACAATTGTTACACCCCAGTTAGTTACAAAGCAGGTAATCATGCTTCTGGCTTAAAGAGTTTTTCTTTAACTAATTCAAAAACTACATCATCAATACTATTATCAGTAGACTTTACATACTTTTCAAGAAGAGAAATAACAAGGTTCTTTACTGCTGGATGTGTAGCAATCTGAAGAAGGATTGGTTTTACTACTGCTACTACTGCGCCCATGGTTATACTCCAAACGGAACGAAGCTATTTATTCTTTTAAATGTTTGGATGAGGTGCGTATAAAGGACCTTTGTAGTTCCCAGCAAAACCTTCGTTGGTTGCTTTCGTTACCATGCCCTTCACACCATCCTTGACGGTTGGCATTACTTCGACAGTTGCTTTCTTTTTATCCTTGCGTTCCTTATCTTTACAGGAACGTTCCTTATCTTTAGAGGAACACTCTTTACAAAACTGTTTATAGGATTTCACTTTTTGCCCTTCATCGCAAGGATCTTACCAATCTTCTTACGACGAGCATGGAGATAACTATCTGACTTATCCTTATCACCATCGTTATCGATGTCTCCATCTTCTTTACCGACAGCATCCAGCTTCTCGCCAATCACTTTGAACTTGACGTTATCCATTTCTCCAAGCTTCTCAAGTCTCTCTGAAATTTCGGACCAGAGTTGATTAGCAGTATCTACATCATATTCTTCTTTCTTGGCAGTCTTTGCTGCTTTCTTGAAAGCATCTTTTGCTGGATAATCTTCGTGTCCTGGTTTGGCAGGTGATTCTCCACGCTTGCGCTTGGCATGGATGTTAGCATACAAACCATTCTTTTCTTGTAGATCCTCTTCACCATCTGCTTCGTATCCAGCCTTCACACAATTATCAACTGTCTTACCACCTTTCTTCTTGGTGCCTGCTAGCTTGTAACCTTTCCAGCAAGCCTTACCATCAAGACCCTTTGCTTTCTCGATGACATAAGTTACACCATCAATCTCATACTCTTCTCTTTCTAGAACCTCATACTCTTCTTTGGTTGCTAGTTGTGCCTTGTCGCTTTCTTTGCTTGCGTACTTCTTCTTAGTTGTAGTCTTTTCAATTTCAGCACCATGTGATTGGGGACTCATACCCATGAATGCTTCCTGAAGGTTTAGATCTACAGGTTGGGTATTCTGGAAGCAATCGCCTCCCATCCACTTACCATACGCTTCCATCAATCCCGATGAGAAGTCGTCACTATTTTGAACTGAATTAATTGGTTTCTGATACTTCATGGTTATAGAAAGAGATTCTCCTTTGGTTATTTATAGATCTTATATTCTTGATCCAATCTCTAAACATATTTCCATCCTCGGTAATAATGATTGCGTAGTTACCACCCACACGATGAATAGTTCCCCTCTCACCATTACGTGATGACATAACAAAGTCACCCTCCTTGAACACCTCTTGTTGGCGTTGTTGTTGGCGTAGTGCTTCTTCTCGTAGTTTTTTGAAATCTTTCATTTGAAATTTTTTGGCAGACTTACTGCTATCTCTGACATTAATTTTAAGCAATCTTTATCATTTAATGCTCTAGGAATACCAGAACGAAAAGTTTTGAAGTCACTAGCAAATGCTGCTCTCCTCATTTTTGTTCCTGAGATTGCGAATGTATCACCGTCAGCATCTCTACTTCCAGAAGATTGTATCTCAATTTTTCTGAAAGAAAACTCTGTTCCGTTGTATTTATGGAGGAACTGCATGGCGGATACTCGATCAGACCCCACAAGAAAAACCACTTCATCATATCCAGCTAGCATTAGATCTTGTAAAATTTCTACTGGTTGTTTAGGACCAGAATATATTTTACCTCTATGTTCTGGAAACATCTTTTCCATGTAATATAACTTACGATCTGGAGGAAGAGGATTATTTCCTTTAGTATCTGAAGTTTGTGAAATATAAATGCGATAGTCATTTGTACCAGCGGCTTGCTTGACACCAGCAAAGTTTTCTTTATGACCAGTGGTAGGAGGTTGAAATCTACCAAAAGTAAAATAGCAAACCTTTCCTTCTAACGCCATTGCTTCTGTAATGTGAAGTTGTTATAGGCAAACTCTAGACGATTGACAAACTTAATCATACTACCGTCCTTATGAAGAACGTAACCTTCTGGAGTTGTAACCTTATATCCCTTGTCTGTCTGAACGAAGGTTCTAAACTCTTCAAGGTGATCTAGTTTATCTATAACCATTTGCTTGACTGCCTGAAGCTCTTTGTATAGAGCAATCATCGTCTTGAACTTATAGACATTATCAAGTAAATAGTTCTCACTCTTATAAACTAGAACACGTTTCTTGGTTAGGTTATCTGCAGTCTTGATCTTAGCAAGTTCTGCAGACATCTTTGTATGATAAAAGTTGATGAGTTCGTTGATTGCTTCATCGATATTAGTAATGCTTCTAGCATTCTTGATCTCACTATTGAAGAACTGCTTGAGATAAGAAGAAATATGAAACTTAGCATCACCCGTTGTGCCAAAGTTACCGACAAGATCATCTAAAAAGTCACCGCATAGTTGGCACATGCGAGAAATTTTTTGAATTTTAGCATCAAATGTTCGCATTTCAGTTGCTGAAAATCCTACACGATCCATTGGTGTATCATTTTCTACAACCAATACTTCATTTGTTTTTGCATATGATCTTACAGGAGCTCCTGCCATCGCTTGCATAGTAGGCAAATCATTACCAACATAATGAGTATGAAAGACTACTCCAATTTTAGATCTGCCAGCTTTTTTACCAATATCGTGGTCAATAGGGATGCCATAAGTAATAGTGTTTGGTCGAAATGTGTAGAGTTGCTCTCCATAATTGTTTCCCTTTTGATAGTATCGTCTGTAAATAAAAGATCTCCTTGAATAACACCATCAATTCCAAGAAGACTAAAATACTTTAGAGCATACTTAAGTTTTCTAGCAAGGTCTCCATCATACCACTCATCAATTTGTTGATCGACAAAGCATAGCTTTGGTTGTGTCTTTGCAAAGACAGATTTAGTACCAACAAAAAACATTCCACTAGCAGGATCCGTACCACAGATAACAGATGGGGCGCCGTCCCATTTTGTCTGCATGAATCCAGTGTTCTCTTGATGTCCCAGCATCTTGCGAAGTTCTTTTAAGAATGAAACTGCAGATTCACATCCTTCAACTCCATAGTTAAGCATTTCATCTTCTAAATGTTCTAGATGTTTTAATTGAGTTACGTTTGCCATTAGGATACTTTAATAAATGGGGCAGAATCATCAGAAGCAGAAGTGGCGTAGAGATAAAGTTTTGTTGTGAACTCATGTCTTTTTTTCACTGTGCCACTCATCAATACATCACATAACTTTAATCCAATATATTTTGAAAACTTCCACTGAGTTGATGCATTCTTTATTAGTTCTAAAGAAACAACTTCTCCGTCTTTAATGACATGGGAAGATCTATTAGTGGCAAGCTCAAATATTTTTCTATCTAATGCGCCACTCCTAGAAGCAGATGCAATACTTCTCACATTTGGGTAATCATCAAATATTCCGTTTCCTTCTCCATAAATTGATTCCAATAGATAATTTACAACACCCCCACCAATTTTCCCATGCTTTGCAGTTCCTCCACTAATTTCTCCTTGCCAAGTAGTACCATCTCCAGCAGTATCTCTAAATTGAGTTTTGTATCCTTCACCATATAAGTAAATATCAATTGATCCATATAAACTATTAGATCCAATACTTTGAAATTTCTTTTGTTCTTCTAATCGTGAAGAATGCCTAGTAAAATTATATGCTTTGATAGATGCTTCCGCAGTAACTTTTTTCAAAGAAACTCCAATAAGTCTTTTCTCTTTAAGAAGATCCAATAATACTTTATTGTATCCTCCCTGAAAAGTCATTTCATTTGTCAAGAGGTTTGTATCAGTTATAGATCCATCATACATCCATATATCAGCTGGAGACCATTTATTAATATCACTGAATGGTCTGCCAGATGCTTTATTTACTTTCAAATAATGCTTTGCTATTATATCTACAATATCAGTACCACGATAGAACACAAAATTATTATTTCTATACGACTGATAAAAATATAGTTTGTTTGCTGTTTTGATACTAGACTTCATCCACACAGGATTATCCAATAAGAATTGGTGTATCTCTTCCATCGACTTATCAGTATTCACAGATGATTTTACTTTCTCAAAATCTTCAATAGTAATCTGGTAATCTTCATCTATATCTTTTCTTAAAGAATATCTAAATGCTAGCACCCAACATGCTGCTCCTTCAAATAAAGCAGTAGCATCAGCACCACCGCCAGATCCTTTGTTACTTCCAAATGCTACAGTTTTCTTTATCTTTGAAAAAGTAATTTGAGTTAGTGCTTGTTTTTTCCCCATTTTTTTAATTGCTTGCAATACTTTTCTACCACTATATTTTGAAACAAAATTATTTTTATTAGTTTTATCAGGGGAATCATAAAGCATTTTGCCATCAATCACTTTTTTTATATCTTCAACAACTTCTTGTGGTGCTGTAACCAGTGCTTTTGGTCCGCCTGGTCCTTCAACCTCTATGGTTTGTCTATTGATAATATAATTATATAAAATTTCAAGACGATACTGCTGGCCGCCAGGACCAGGCTTTCCATAATCTACCCAAGACATTCCAGCCATAAGAAAAAACCTCCCTGTTAGTATTTAGAGGGAGGTTAGTATCAAAGGTCGTCGTCCGCTCGGTTCTCGCTATAGTAGATATCAAACTGCCCACCAGGATATCGTTTTTCAAGTTTATTTACATTACGTGCCAGCACTTCATCAAAAGGAATTTCAAGTGCCAGACAAGCTTGGGCAACATACCACATCAGATCACCAAGTTCAATAATCATATGCTCTCGGTTATCTTCGTTAAAAGGTTTGCCTTGGAAAATCATTTTCTTGATGATCTCAAGAAACTCACCACCCTCAGCATTAATACCGACACCAGCAGTAAGCAGTCGTTCAATATTGGCACCCTTACGATCCAACTCAACAAGTCGATCAGACAGGGCAACAAAGTCTGTAGAAGCGTCTGAAGTAACAGCGTCCACAAACTTTTCATAACGGGCAAAATCAATAGTCATACATTCCACTCAGCAAATTTAGATAAACGGTTTTGTGTTTCAGCAAATTGGGCAAACTCTTCGCCAGGATCTTCATCGTTGATGCTGATAGCAGAAGCATCATCAGCAACATCATACAGCTTCATCTTCGCTCTGTCAATTCCCACCATGAATTTTCTAGAGGCAGTTGGATCGTTGTATCTGTTTTTAAGTTGTTTGACCATAAGGCGACCCTGTTGTTCAAGCTCCTCAGTAGAGATAAGGGCAAACATAAAATCAGCAGTGGCAGGAAGCCCAAAAGACTCACTAGTATCGGTAAGGTCAGGGTCGCTATTACCATAACCACTACGAGTAGTTTGAGTAGCAGAGACAATCGGTACATTATGTTCCACAGCAAGACCACGCAGCTCTTCAGCAATCGCTTTGACATACGTGTAAGAATTGACAATCGCACCTTTATACCTCGCACTCGCACAGATGTTTAGATAATCTACAAATATTATATCAGGTTTGAAACTTTTTTTCAAGGAAAGATCTGAAAGTAATGCCTTGAAGTGTCCGACGTGGGCGGATGCTGTTGGATATTCTTTGATAATAAGTTTGCCTCTGGTCTTTCTAGAGATCTCTTGGACTTTAGAAGTAAAGATAACTTCAGGTAGTTCAGCAATATCTTTGACATTTACATTCAGCAAGTTTGCGTCAATTCGTTCAGCGATTTTTTCCTCTGCCATTTCACATGTAATGTAGAGAACGTTGAGACCTTGTGTGAGAGAGGCACTAGCCATGTGACACATGAATAGACTTTTACCAACACCAGTACCAGCAAGAGCGATGTTGAGAGTTTTATTAGGAAGACCACCTTTGGTAATGAAGTTGAACTTCTCTAGATCAAACGGGATCTTTTCTTCAGTTCTATGATAAAACTCGTAACGTTCTTCAGCTTGTTCTATGTAATCATGTCCGATGTGTTCATCAAAAGATACTGCTAGTGCTTCTTGGAGAATGCCAGGGATCGCATCCTTTGATAGTTTCTTATCACCTCCATCTGCGACCTTGATAGATAGCATGAGGGCAAGGTAG